TTTTGTTCTCACTATCGGGGATCTGTGCGGCGTGTTCTCGCAATGCTGCCCAGTCGTCCTCGTCGGCAGATTGTCCCTCGTGATTGATCCATTCGCCGCCTTGATACATAACGCCGATCATGTCATCAAAGTAACTGTCTTTTCTCGGGTCATCGTGAGGAGGCACCCAAAAACAAGCGTTCTCATTCTGGATAAAGTGATAATCATCGGAACGAAATAGTCTAGCATTCGTATACCCGCCGCGAACGTCCGCGCCGTTATGAATTTGGATTAGTTCGTATTGGTCGCCGTCGCTGTTTTCCAACGTTGTGCCTTGTAGTGTTTGGCTCAAGATGCTGTCCCAGTTGTAAGTATTCCAGCCGTCGTTTAGCGGCTTGAACCCCCGACGATCTAGCCAGTCGCATTGTTCCGCACTAGTGCCGTAGTAATCACCGTTCCATACATCGCAGCCAAGCGCGTTAAATTCAACCGCGAGATCATCCAATTCGAGCGCCTCAGTTCTAAGATCGAGCGCCCCAGCTGTGAGAAAATGGAACACGCTTATTTCCGCGTCGACATATTTAGGCTCTAGGATCAGCGTTGCCTCCGGCTCATCGCGGAAATCAATAAAACGGCGTTTTTGATTTCGTTGCCAGTGCCTACCGGAACCGCCGCCACTGTCCAGCATATGGGTTCCCGTGGATTCTGTTAGCATTTCAAAAACTACCTTTTGTATATCGTCGTTCATTTTTTCGCCCTCCGGCGTTTGTTAGTTGAGATTGTAGTATACCTGGGTATGGGATTTTTACCAGTATAAATAATGAACAAAAAAAAGGCCCCCAAATGGGGGCCTTAAATGGTGGCGAAGATTCAGAGTCTAATTGAAGTATCGAACGTCGCGTTGTTTAAGGTTGAATCGATCATCTCTTGGATCGAATCTTTCGCGATCTCTTGGCCTTCTTCTTTAGCCTCATCAATAGCAAACTCAATCATATTTTCTATCTCCCGCTGGCTGACCAACTCCGCATCGTCAATCCGTTCATCGATAACTTTTTCCGTGTCATGCGAATCCATATAGTCGTCAAGTTTCATGTTCACGTAATCTTCAACAATATTTTCAACCCATTGCATGAGATAAGGAATACGACCGAACGCAATGAGGGCTTCTTCTTCGATATTGTCAATCCGTTCCGATAGCCTTTTCAATTCTACTTGGCGAATGTTGCTGACACGTTCAGACTCGGCTAGTTCTGCCCTCAACCGCTCGATGCATTCCGCAGCGGTTTCCTCAATCGTTACATGATCTTGATTTTCGTTTTCTTTTTCCATTTTAAAAACTCCAGTTAGTTGAAAGAACGGCATCGCTGCCGACGTATAAGATTTTAGCAAGTGACTTTTACAAAAGTAAAGCAAAAAAAAGGCCGCTCATTGGCGGCCCAAAATCGAACATCAAAACTATCAAACTTCCTCATACGCATAAACATCGAATGCCTTAGACTTACACATCTTGAAGATTTGGCGTTGCAAGGTTTCGGGCAGTTGCCAGAGAGACTTTCCAGAATGTTTCCCGTAACCATACACCCGCGCATCCTCGGCAGCGTCCTGCCATCGCTCAAAGGTTTTGATGACCCAGTCCCTATCCAGAAAGAATGCATCTTCATCCTCATAGGAAGCGAGGCTTTTACACTCTTCAGGGTCTATGGTTACACCGAACACCTCGCTATCAGTTGCCATCTCAATTTTTTCAGGAAAAGGAATTGATATCTCATGCACAAGATCCCATTTTCTTTTCTGTTTTTGCGACTCCATTTTGAACTTCAAACTCATCACTTCACCTATGCTTCTATCCATATTTCAATCACTCCTAGTTAGTTGAATGTTTAGAGTATGCGATTATGGCAAGGATCGCAAGCAAAAAAAAGGCCCCCATACGGAGGCCCTGAAAGGTTGGTAAAGTTTACGCTGCAACTTTATCCAATAACGCTCCAGCCTTACGTTCAAGATTTACTCGGGCATCCTGATGCGGAATGTCTCGCGCAATGGCAGTGATACCTTGCGCGGCATCCCAAACGTTGCGAATTGGTTTTTGTTCTTCCTGAATGTGCCGAGTCATTGCGGCCTTTGCCATGCGAGAAGACAACCCGCCGCGCTTGGTCAGGAACTCCAACGCATCATCGTCATCCTTGGCGATCTTGCAAGATCGTGCAGCCTCGACTCCAGCTAACAACGTGCTGGTGGAATGATGACTGTACGTTTCCAATGCTGGTGCCATTTCGTCATAGAAACGATAAATAGCATTCTTGGTGTGGCGAATCTTAATTTCCTCGAAATTCTCAACCCCCCAAAGATTGCGATTCTGGCAAACGCCGCGCAGGTACATACATGCAAGCCCCGCAGTCTTACTTCCGACTTCACTATTCCACCAATAGAAGCCCCTAAAAACTAGGTCCGGTTCGCCGTTGGGCAATTTACCAATTTCGATGGGGTGCAGATCGTCACATAAAAATCCGAACATGTCTCTATCACTTGCAAACAAGGTGCTGCCCGTACTGGCGTGGGGGTCATACACCCCGTTCCCTTGCATACTACCCGGAATTTTCCACGCCCCCTGAGCCGCTACTTTCAACACTGGGGCCAACATTTCCTTATTCAGAATACGTCCATAGTCTGGGCCAGTTGCAGCCCGTAGATTGCCGCCGTCCCGATGATCATAGGTCTTGATGATTTCGCGTCCACGATTGTGGCGTAGTCCCCATGTCAAACAGTCCGCCGCTAGTGGAGCAGGTAAATCTTTGATGTACCCCGCTGGTGCGCCAGCTAGGGTTGCCAGTTGACCGGCTGACCAGTTGGTAGGTTGACTGCTAATCTGCTGACCTGTTTTCGGACAATCGTATTCGACTCGAAGTTCACCTTGTTTGATGTTCTCTTCATCAAACTCACCAATGATATTAAGCTGATGTGTATCAATAACACGGCTTGTCATGTTTAACGAATCTAATCTAACAAACGCAGATAACTCTTGCAGCGTATCGAACCTCTCATCTGCCGGACGATTAGCGTAGTTACTGGCTAGTTGCTTACCATGCGCGGAAATGCCGTGCTGTACTGCTGAAGTCTCATATGTATCCATTTTTCTTTTCTCCAAAAAAATTTAAGTTAGTTGAAATCGGCCATAAAAAAACCGATATGGGAATCTTCCCATACCGGTTTAGTGGTGTCAATAACTTTTTAGAAAGTTATTTTTTGCTTCTCCGTTTTCGTTTTGGCTTCGTACGATTTGTTTGATCTACTGCGTCATCCCCATACAAGAGTCGCGCAATCCAATCGATGAAAAAAAACATAGGTGCTCCCTTTATGAATGTAGTGATATTTTATAGGAAAATATGGGATAAAATCAAGGATAATTCGTAATAACGCGGAAAACTTCGTTTAGTTGAAAAGGTTGTATCTGGTGTAAGTATGGTTTCAATTTTACGCCCACGTTAGCTAGTTCAATAGCATCCTCCGCTTGGTACAGAAAAAGTTCTGCGGGGGTTTCTGTATTTTTTTGTTTGCGGATCAGAATCCACGCACTTGCATGGGAGTGTCGAGTCAGCCAACTGATCTGATGCGGACGCAATCCTACCTTGTTAGCGGTGATGACTTTTAATTCGATGAAATGAAAGTTCCCACTCTTATCACAGATACATAGGTCAGGAACTCCGGCGGTTGCTGTGCTTTCGATCCTAGTGGATTTCAACCCCATCGTCGAAGTCTTCATCCATCTCCGAATCTGGTCCCAAAAGTCTTTCTCCAGTTTGATCGGATTCTCCTTCTCTCGGGGTAACGTCCCTGATCACCGGTGCGGTGTACTGTGCCTTCAGTTCCTTCAATGCTTTCTCTACTTCTTCTTTCGACATACTGTCAATCGAGCCATGCCTGATTTCGGATTTGTTTATGTAGATGTCGCCCTTGGCCTGACCCCTACGGTACTCCGCCTGAACCGCCGCAGAGTATGCGCCATTTTGCAAAGCTTGGTCTCGAATAATCTGCATATCTCGCAAGTGTCTCTGGTAAGTAATCCCAAACTTCTGGTCGAGTTCATCCCTATACGCTTTGATAGCGGCAACTACGTGGGGGCTGATGTGCGGATTGGTCAACTCATAAGCTCTGGTGTGGGCACTCGTTTCAGGATACCCCGCGTTGATCGCCGCTTCTCTCAAAGTTATCTGCCCATCGTTGGAAACAAGTTCTTTGACAAACAATTCCTGCCGCCGAGTCAACGGGCTACTAACAGACGACTTGGGCCTGCCCCTTGTTCGGGGGACAGGATCAGATTTTTTCAACGCTCTCTTTGCCATATAACAAGTGAACCTCAGTTAAACTCAAGCAAAGTCTAATCTAGGTTATATAGAAATGAAAACGAAAAATAAAAAAAATTTATTTCAGGCCCTTTAACGCAGTTTTGATATTTTGAACAGTTACACATGTCAAAAACTACAAAATAATTTGTAACGAAAAAAGTAACTAATAAGTAGTTGTTTTAATTAGTGATTATGCACCGGTTACGCCGGTTACGCCGGTTACGGCTTAAAAATAAAAAAAATAAAAAAAATAATTTTCTGGCTATATAAGTAGAGATGTTGTTTTCAACAAAAACCCCGCCGAAGCGGGGCCTTGGTCCGTGGGCTAATACCCCGGCGGGATTGTCCCAGTGGCAAACACGTTGAGGGTGTGAACTTGGGCGATGTAATCAGCGACGGCTTGTTGTTTTTGTTTCGGGAATTTCTCCCCGGCGTAAAAATTTTCATAGACATCGTGGAACACTTCGTCTGGCGTGATGCCGGAGTTCAACAGTTGCACTACTCTATCAACAACATTCATCGTTCTCTCCTAAGTTAGTTGAGGTGGCAATAATCCCATACCCAGGATGGGAAGTCCAGAACTTTTCCAAAAAAAACCCCGCCGAAGCGGGGTTAGGTTTGGTATTAACAGGCTTTGCTCCAGTAGGAATTGACCGGTCTATATCGACAGTCCCAAGTGTCTATGCACCAACCGTTTTCTACG